GCATCGTTGGTTACGGTATTCAGGTTGGTGATCGTGAGGTTAGAGGACTCTATATTTGATACCGAAATGGTTTCAGGAAGCCTAGCGTTATCAAGAGTTCCTGAAGTAACATTGGACGCATTTAGGTCCGACAAAGCGTCACCCGAACCGATGAAGTCTGTGGCCTTTACATTGCCGATGACATCCAACTTGTGTGTTGGTTGTGCGGTCCCGATGCCGACGTTCGAACCCTCGACCACCACGGCACTGTTCGCAGACCATTCGGTTCCATCCCATGCGAGAATTTCACCGATCTGGGTTCCGTTTGCAGGTCCTGCGTTCCCGTAGACCCACCCATTCCCGTCATAGACAATAGCCTTCCCGGTGGAAAGTCCCGACGAACTAAGAGGCACACCGAAGAGATTACTTGTTCCATCATTTACCAAAAACTTATACTCGGCGGTATCGGTGGTACCTATTCCCACATTGGACGAAAAGTAACCATTTCCGGTGGAACTCAATGTTCCAGCCTTGATTTCTCCATCGATGTTAGCAGATGTCCCAGTGATAGACGTTGCGGTCAAGGTTCCAGAAACAGATGCCCATGCAGTCGTTAGTGTTCCACTTATGTCCACCTTGTTGGTGCTGATCGTGCCGTCTACTGTGGCATTCCCGGTGATAGACGCATCACCCACCACCGTTAAACTTTCGGTAAGTGTATCTACAATTAAACTTGTTGCTGAAACAGTGGCAGCAAAGACAGTCCCAGTGGTGGTCAAGCCCGTTGTCGTGATGGTTCCGGTCTTGGGGTCAGACTTTAGTTCCTTGTTGGATGTCAAATTGAAGTTCCCGTCGCTCAACTGAATGGCTCCCTTCTTTCCTGAAGCAGAGGCACTTCCACCTCCACCGCCAAGGTTGTTGTCTATGGAACTCATTTCCTACTAATTAAAGATATAAAAACCTTTTCAGTTACTAACGATGGACCAGTTTGATCCTCAAAACGAAAAGCATGTTCAGTGGCTCAAGGGCTCTTTTGAGAAGATGGAGTATTATACTTCACCTGATTCTCAAAAGAACGGCAAGGAGTTTGTCCGTTACGTAAACTCCAACCCATTTGGTCTATCGGTCACCGCCAGCAACGTCATGGACTGGCCGATGATCCACTCGATGATCGCCACTAAGTATGCCAAGGCGGTGCTCACCGGTCAAGCCTGGCTACCCTGATCTCGTATCCTGAAAACTTATGCCTGACTTCGTCAAGGAAATTTTCCATAATTTGAGTTCCCTGGTTTGACATGAAATCCACGTAGATCATCTGTTCCTTGTGATCCACCTTGATGGGTATTCCAAGGCTTCGCATCCCATCAAAGTGGAAGGGGTTCACTGGTACCTCAATCGTAGTTGTCTCAATCATCTTGAATTACATTCCCACGTTAGTTTTAACCCTGTATCCTTTGAACATCTTCTTTGCCTTCTTGATACATTCGTCATGGAGGTCTCCAATGAAGTATCTGGACATCGTGACGATCACCACCTTGTCATTGTCATCCACCTGGGCTTCGAAGTCTACAACCCTGATGCCCTCGAACTCCAGGGGCGAAACTTCCATGGCGATCGTCTCGTGTCTCATACTTAAAAATATAATGACTTTTATTTTTAAATATGCTCTACTACAGTTGCTTGTTCAGGAACGTGCCGCCGTACATGTTCAAAAAGCGCACCGAACTGAAAAGACCCACAAAACGGATGATTGAAAATCCACAAAAGTACGTCCATGACTGGATGGAACATGAAGAGCTATATTCTCGTCTTCACGATCAACGGGTTCGTGAACAAGAGAACAAACTGGATGCCATGGAGATGTTCTGTAAGGAAGAACCCCATGCTCTAGAGTGTAGGATCTATGACGTTTAGTTAAATAATTAAATTTATATTATTTTAAATGTTGCCTGAAATCAAACTTTTACCAAATGAACTTGATTTAATAAACAATATGCAAGACCACAAGATAAAATCATATTTCGGTGCATGGATTGATTCGATTGACGAACTCAAGGAAAAATTTTATAATTCAAAACCTGTAAAACATGTTATTATTGATAATTTCTTGAATGCGGATTTCATAAAAAAGTGTACAGAAGATTTTCCAACAGATTTTTTGGAGAATCCTGCGTGGTACAAATACAATAACCCAATTGAAGTTAAATATCTAAACGACAATTTGGAAACATTTTCTGTTCATCAAAAGGATTTGGTTTACCTTCTAAGTAGTAAATACATTACAGGTTTGTTTAGATATATTACTGGAATGGATCTCGAAATTGATCCTTACATACATGGAGGGGGAATACACGTTTATCCTCGCCACGGGCGACTTGGTATTCATTTGGATTACGAGCGTCATATTTATCTAAAAGACAAGCAACGCCAACTCAACGTTATTTTATATCTTTCTGAAAATTGGAAACCAGAATGGAAAGGTGATACACAACTTTGGTCAAATGATTGTAAGAAATGTGAAATATCTTCGCCTGTTGTTTTTAATAGTGCTTTAATATTTCAAACCAGTGACCTGTCTTGGCATGGTGTACCGGAACGCCTAATGTGTCCAGAAAATGTACACAGAAGTATTCTAACTTATTATTATTTAAGTCCTCTGGAATCTAAAAAAAATACCGAAAAATTTGGTGCAAATGAGGATGGATATCGTTACAAAGCTTCTTTTGTTAAGAGACCTGAAGATCCTGAACTACAACAGATGAAAGAATTATATAAAATAAGACCAAATAGGCGTATTGAGAAGGAAGACATGGTTAAAATTTGGCCGGAGTGGACTCCTGAACTTTTTTAGTGCTGAGCCAGTGAAAGAGCGAACGGATTGTTGTCCAACTGCTTGACGGCGAGTCCCAGGTTGTTTGTCCTGAAATCTGCATTTCCCTTGTAGGCATTGTTATTCTGCTTCCAAGTGATATCGTAATTCTGGTTGAGATACTGGTTCCCGGCACCGCCCTCGATAACGGTCGAAGCGCTATCGCGAGTGTGTGTGGTGGCACCCTGAGCCTGCGTGGCGGAACCGCGGACGTTCATGCGACCACCCGGAGGTGTGTAGCCCTTGTTTCCGCGGTCGGCGGGACGCAGCAGGATGGTGTTCTGGGTGTTCTGATAGGCTCCCTCGAACGAGTGAATGCTCGGAGCCGCCACGTCGTTGATGCGCGACTGAAAGTTCGCCTTGTTGCGCGTCGGAGTGTCCTGACTGGTCGAAGCCGGAATAAACTTCTTAGCCGCGCCAAACTCGAGACCGTCCATGCGGGTCGAGGTCTCCGAGCGGATTGTGGGGCGTTGGGTCTTCACGTACTGCTCGCGTTCGCGCTGACCGGTGAGCATGCCACCCTGTCCCTGGGCTCGACCCCTCTCCAATGGACGCTTACCCTCTGCGCCCAAAAGTTGATAGGTCTTCTGGGGGCGATTCTGGGTGACAGTGAGACGCTCCGAACCCCTCGAGACAAAGTCCTTGGCGGGACCCGAGCGACCGGGAAGGGTTGTGAGCTTGTAGGCTCCGACGTTGTTGGGCATCACGCGGAACTGCTGCTGATAGCCACCATAGGCGGGAACGTTGGCTGGGACGCCAAGACCGGGACCGACGAATCTGCGCTCGGCCGACGACAGATTGTTCATGCGACTCGAGACATTTTGACGGTCATAAAGATTGTAGACGGGCTGACCAAACGGGAATTGAACATTGGGTGCCGTATCCTGAAGCGTCGCCACAACCTCCTTCTTCGGGTTGATGACACCACCCATCGGATTATTCGGGTTAAACGTTCCCGTGAACAGATCCGTCACGGCTGTCAATTCCTGGGTTGGAGTATTCACGTTGTTACCAAAAAACGGCATTTGTTGCGTCTCTCGGTTCGGAACGGGTGCTGGAGTAAAACCTTCTTTGCGGTCACTGCTGGCAATTTGACGACCTGCCACAGCAATCCCTAACAAGGCCACAAGACTCAATGGGTCCATATTAAAACTAGGGTAGATTTTAAAAATCACTTGTAACGTCTCTCAAAGAGAACATTCTGGACATCTGCGCGGCTGCTCGTAGGATCCCACGACCGGCTCCGGAGCGGTACCGAGCAGGACATGTCCTTTGAGGGGAAGTCATACTCGCGACCCTGATAGCCCTTCTTGAAGAATGTGGTGGACTGAGGGCGAAGCATGTCCTCGACCAGGATCAGAGAACCGGGAGCACCCTTGCCCGCCATATAAGGAGCAGTGCCGTAGATGGGCGTCGAGGCACGACCCGACCCGGCGTAGTTGAGGTTGCTGACCACCGGAGGCGCGATCACATGATCGTAGGCGCAATCCACTGGCAGACTCTCGGCATCCAAAAGAACCTTCGATGTGTTGAGCTGATAAGCCATATTACTATCACCCAATATTTTAAGTGCCGCTGTTGCGTCCGCCATTTCCACCGAAAGTGCCTCTGAGTTGCTGAAGTTCTGGCATCCTGGACTGTCCAAACATGGAAGCGTCATTGGGGTAGCATGCACCACCGTCCGAGCGACACACCTTGTCCACCACCGGTCCGTAGGCAGCGCGAGCAAATGCTCCCTGGTCATTCGGGATGGTCGTAGACGGCATGCTGTAAAAGGCACGGAACGACTGATTGCGGCTCGAGTAGACATCCGCTTGATCCGTGGGCGTACCTTCGTTCAGGAATGCCTTGACCTTG